GAGACCTCTGGATCAACTTCCAGGGGCAGATATTGCAACAGGTGCAGGTGCCGCAACTCAGCGACACGTTCTTCCGGCTGATGCAGATGCTCAAGGATGAGATGGACACGATGAGCGGCATCGTGGGCGTGTTGCAGGGTGAAGCCAAGAGCGAGTGGCGGTCGGGTGCGATGGTCGATTCGCTGACCAACAACGCGCGCGGTCCCATCGGCTACAAGGCGCGTCACACGTCCGAGGCCATCAAGCACGCGGCCAAGATCAGCGCCAACCTCATCATCGACTTCCTGCCTATCGAGACGTGGGCCAAGCGGAACAAGAAGTATCCGCCCGCGATCCTCGAAGCGATGCGGAAGCGGTTGAAGAACTTCGGCTTCGATGTGACGGTCGATGTGACGGGGGCTTCCAGCAAGGACTCCCGAGCGAACAAGCTCGCCAACCTGCTCGGCAACGTGCCGCAGTTGGCGCAGAGCCCGACGTTTATGGGCCAGCTTGCGGACGCCAACGAGATCAGCGACGCCGAGCGAATCGTGCAAGAGCTGACGGCCTCGATGGCGGCCTCCCCGCAAGACGTGCAGTGAGAGAGCGATGAAACAAATGTTTAGCAACGCGACCGTCTTTTGGGACGAGCGCGAACTGATTGAACGGGACGCTTTGGTAGCCCAATGCGTTTCGCTGGTAAGCGACGAGTGGACTGGCATCAACCGGGCGGTTCGCTTCCGCCGGGTGGAAACCCCGACCCTGACGCCGGAGAGTGAACTGGCGGGTCATGTCACTGAGGGGTTCCCGATGCTGGATACCAAACGTGGGGTGCTGAGGCCGGAAACGACCGCAGGGTGCATCGCCGCGTTCCACTCGCTTTTCCCGATGAAGAATCAACGGGCCAAGATGACGCCCTACTGCGTTTGGCAGTTCGGCAAGAGCTACAGAGACGAGGAGCGGCCCGAAACCATGCGGGCGAGCAAGCTGCGGCTGGTGGAGTTTCACCAGCTTGAGTTTGAGTTGTTCGCGCCTGCGGACAGCAAGGCCGACTACATCGGCCGCGCCGTCAACCGGCTGGTCGATCGCTTCGGCGGCGAGGCCACGGTGCCCGACGACCTTCCCCATTACTCCCGCCGCACCGTCGATTGGGAGATGGGCGGTCTTGAGGTCGCCGGGTGCAGCGAGCGAACCGACTGGCCCGAGGGCCTGATCTTCGAGGTGTCGATCGGCATTGACCGATTGCTCGCCACCATTCTGAACAAGTAGCGGCAAGTGTTGCCGCAGTTTCCTGAGAACCAGCGGCCCCCTGTGGGCGCGCAGGCATAGCTACGGCTCCCTGCCCGCGCGATCCATATGGCTAGCGGAGGTTTAGCAGATGAGCGATGAACAAGAGAGCGGCGTCGATCTGGACGCATCCCCCGACGAGGTGCTTGCCCGGTATTTCCCGGAAGACACCCCCGAGGCGGATGAGCCCGAAGAAGACGCCGAAGTGGACGACGTGTCGGACGACGAAGGCGACGAGCCGGAGGATGAAGCGGAGCCCGATGTGTCGGGCGAAGCGGATGAGCCCGAGGAGCAGCCCGCAGCGCCCGACTACTCCGAGTTGCAGTCCAAGGAGTTGCAGAAGCTACAGCAGCTAAACGCAACCTACGCGAAGCAGCTCGCGGCGTATCAGGCCAACCCCACGCAGGAGGCGGCGGCCAAGGTCGAGAAAACGAAATCTCGGCTGGATGCCATTGTCGAATCCGGCAAGGACGTTGACCCCTACGAGGCGTCGGTCTACCTCGCCCAAGAGGCGAAGGCCCACGAGGCCGCGCTCGCCGAGCTCCAGAAGTCCGTGGCTGACACCTCGGGCATGTCGGCGAAGCAAACCGCCAGTCTGCAACAGCAGATGGCGCGTATCCAGTTCAAGCTGGATCACCCTGATCTCGGGGACCGCTACGACGAGTTGGCGCAGGCCGCCGCGTCGGAAGTGGATGAGATGCTTGGCGATGCGGTGAAGGCCGCCCCGCCAGAGGTTCTTGCCCGTCTCGACTACGCCGCGTTCATGCGCCGCGTCCAGGCGGAGAAGGCCAAGTTGGAGTCGGTTGAAGAAGCAGCACCGGAAGCGCCACCGACGCGCAAGAAGCCCGTTGCAACCAATCCAGTCAAAACCAAGTCCGGGAAGTCTCAAAAGCCATCGCAGTCCCTTGAGGATGTTGAGCGCGATCTGCGCCGAAAGATGGGCCTTGAGTAACTCCGGCAGGAGTTCACACTATGCCAAGAGGCATTCGATCCAACCTGCACGCTTACTCGAATGAGTACGTCGTGCCCAAAATGTTCAGCGGGCAGTACGACATGCCCGTCCTCGCCAGCGCCCTGTCCCTCGCGGGCAGCCGCATGGGCAACCTCACCCCCGACTCGTTCATGATCCTCGGCAAGAAGTTCGGTCTTGCCCAGCAGAAGAACATCAACGGCAGTTCGCAGTTCCAGGGCTACTGGCAGAAGAACACTGTCGGCGGGGGCAAGTACCTCGCGTTCCAGGATACCGGCTCGTCCGCCGGTAACGATCGAGGCAACACCCTGCCGTCCTCGTTCTACGTTTCGTGGTTCGAGCGTGAAGACCCCATCGCCGTGGACAACGAAGTCCTCGACGACAACAAGGGTCAGGACAAGGCACTCTCGCTCGTCGAGACTGTCACGCAGGACGCGGTGTCGCGTCAGCTCGACGCCTTCGGCACCGACTTCTACACCGGCTCCCCCTCGGACTACACGGCCGAGAAGTGGGACGCGCCGGTGGGCCTGAATGCGTGGATCACGAACGACAACAACATCTGTGGGGTTGACCGTAGCGTGACCGCCAACGCCAACTTCCGGGGCCAGTTTGAGGACGGGACCCTCAACCTCTCCCTCTCGCTGATCGACACGATCTGCACCGAGGGCACGACCGACACCACCGCGCTGATGAATAAGGGCTCCAAGGCCGATATCGTCATCGTTCCGAACGCGGGCTACAACAAGCTCAAGCAGGAGGCCATCAGCCGCCAGCTTGGCCGGATGGTTAGCGCGGACAACCTGCCCAAGGGTGGGATGGTCGGCTACCTCAACGAATACATCAACTACAACGGCAAGATGATCTTCTGCGACCCGAAGGCCGCAGCGAGTTCGATGTATGTCCTTGACTCCTCGACGTGGACCCTGCAATTCCAGGGCGGGAAGAACTTCAAGGTCAGCCCTTGGGTCAACCTGCGTGATCTCCAGCCCGGCACCGGCCAGCCGGACATCACGACTGCGGCCGTCTGCACCAAGGCCCGCCTGATCTGCCACGAGCCGTGGAAGAACTGGCGCGGCGAAGCGGTGTCCTAACTCTCTCTCGCGGCTCCCGGTCGGGTACGCCCGGCCGGGGGCTTCTTTCAACAATTATCAATTGGAGTTTTCCAATGGCTACGACTGTAGTGTCCCCTATTGCGGGACTCAAGAACTCGGATGTGGAATACCACTTCATCACATGGGACGGCACGGACGCGACCGAAGAGGTTTCGACGGGCCTGACCGAAATCTATGCCCACTTCGTCGGCGTCGCCCACGGCGCGAATGCCGGGCACACCGAAGAAGACCTGGGCTTCCTTGAGATCGACGAAACCGCTGACGCCAACGGAGTCATCACTGTCTCCAGCGGCGCGATCACGGTCAACCGCATCGCCTCCAGTGCCGACGGCACCTTGGGCGACCAGCAGACCATGCTCGTCCTCATCGGCCAGTCCTAACCCCGGAGGTGACTCATGGCTGCATCAGCCACCAAGTACGGCGAAGGGATTTGGGTTGGCGGAAACGGCAAGCGTTATGAGTACGGTGTTATCACCTACGACTCGGACGCCACTGTTGAAGTCTCCACCGCCCTGAGCTATCTCGAATCGTTCACGTTCAGCGAGGCGGTGAGTGGTGGGTCTGCGGACCTGCCGTCCATCGACGAAACCTCGGCGAACGGGCGCGTCACGGTCCCAGCGACCGGGGCCGTCACGGTGGATACCGGGGCTAATAGCACCCGCGTCTTCCACTACCTGTTCATTGGCTTCTAAGCCACTCGCAGCCCGCTACGGAAACGCGGCGGGTTGTTTTGCATCTTCGCAGTAAAGGGGCGAAATGAGCGACGACCAAAAGTTTAGAACGATGGATTGGATTGTGGGATTGGCGACGCTGGTCGCGCTTGGGCTGTCGTCTTGGACGATGCTGCAAACGGTGGACCACGGCTCACGCATTGCGGTAATCGAGGACAGCCGCTTCACCGACGCAGACGCGGCGCACATGAAAGAGCAGATCATCGAGTCGGTCCAGACGCCGCGATGGATCGAGGAGCGGTTCAACCTGATCGCGCAGCAGAACGCGGAAATCAGCCGCCAACTTGACGCTATTGATCGGCGAATGCGAGAGGAACGATGACCACCCCCGGCGAACAATTCGACGCGACCCTGACCGCGATGCAGAAGGCAACCGACCGGCTCAACTCCGCGTCGGATCGCCTGCAGTCGCTGCTGGACGCCGGGGCTACGCCTGCCCCCGCCCCCGAACCCCCTGACGTGACCACGCCGCCGGAGGTGCCGGGGAAGCTGCCGGTGCGGGTGGGGCGCGGGCCGATTGAACACCAGTCGGCGAGCAACTTCATCGTCAGGAGCCCCCGCAAAAATGGCAAGTCCACGGCGGGGCTCTGGCTGGACCCTTACCCTCGACGCACAACGCCGCGCGAGTACGACATCCGCAACGGCGAGATTAGCGGATACGGCCCCGCCGGTGGCAGCAGCCGGGACCAGGGCATCTACCTGAACAACGGCGTCATGCGCGGCGGCGACATCCACATCTACGGGCCGACCGCCCGCAACAAGTGGACCCACGCCATCTACTGCAACGGCTCGGAGATGCACCTCGACCGCCTGATGATCGGCTCGCCCGACGACGCGATCCCGCACGACATCTCGATCAACATCGACAAGGGCGACGAAACCGAACACAAGCCCCGCCCCGTCACGATCGACACCCTGCTGGTCTACGGCGGCTGGCGCAACGTCATCGAGAACACGCCAGGCACCGTCTCCAAGCTGACCATCGGCAAGATGATCGTGGTCGATCCCGTCACGGCGGACGGCCTGTGGGAGGGCATCGAAGTGGACGGCTGCGAGGTCGCCATCGGCGACTACATCGTCATCGACACGGGGGGGCGGTGGAAGTCGGGGGCGATGCTCAAGGCGAAGAACTGCACGGGCGAGGTGAAGCGGGCGCGGGTTGCAACCGCGAACTCCGCGTTGGAGATGGGCGACCTGATCCGTGGCGTGGGGTACACGCTGGCCGGTCACGCTATCCCCCGCACGCTCGCCCCCGCATGGACCCTCGACAACTTCGACAAGCTGGTCGAACACTACGGGGGGGCGGGATGATCCACAACGCCACCCAACACCCGCGCGACGGATGGTCCGAGTTCACCAACCTCAACCGCTCGCACTTCTGGCCGAAAACACAAGGCCACCCCGACCCCGCCCGGATCGACTGGGCCTTCGCCACCGACAACCTGATCGCGGCGCGCGGCAAGCCCGTCGCCATCAACATCGAGGACGGCCCGTGGGAGGCACCCGGCAACCGCACACGCAACCCCGGCGGGCTGGCGCTCTGGTCCGGCCTGATCGCGTGGGCGCGCAAGGTGCACGGCGGGCCTATCGGCATCTACCGCATCGTGCCGCAGCGCCGCTACCCCGACCAGTACGCCGCGAAGTGGCAGCATTATCAGTGGCGGTGGCGCAACAACCGCACCGCGAAGCTCGCCAAGATGCTCGACCACATCCACCCGTCGCTCTACTGGCGGCAAGACCTGCCCATCGGCCAGTTCGCCGACTACGCGACGCGCAACATCCGCGAGGCGACGCAGTACGGCAAGCCCGTCCTGCCCTACATCAGCCCGTACTACCGGGGCGCGTCGTCGCAGACCGAGGCGCTGATCCCCATCGACGACCTGACCGCGATGTGCAAGACGCTGCACGACCTCGGCACCACCGACGCCGTGGTGTTCGTGTCGCGCGGCGAGCCCTGCCCGGATGAACACGCGGCGGTTTTCACGGAGTTCTTCGGATGAGCCCATACGAGGCCTATCTACGACAACTCGGCGTGGTGTCGCTGTGGATGATGGACGACCCCGCCACGAAGGGCGTCACCGACTCCGTGGGCGGCAACACGGCCACCCTGACCAGCGGCACAGCAGCCAACGTGGCAAGCTCGCAGGTCATCGGCGAAACCACCGCAGCGGACCTTGACGGCTCGACGTACTTCAACAAGTCCAGCCCGACCGGGCTGACGCTCTCCGGCGCGTGGTCGTTCGGCCTGTGGGTCAAGTGGCAGACCCTTGACGGCGGCTGGCCGATCGTCATCAGCACCAACGCGACAACCGACTACATCGGCGTCCAGCGTCGCGGCGGGTTTGTCTCGACGCGGGCCGAGGTGAGCGACACGAACGTCGGCTACCGCACCGACACCACTGCGGTCGCGGGCACCTGGTATCACCTGGTCCTGACCAGATCAAGCGGCGGCACGATCAACCAGTACCTCAACGGCGTTTCCAACAAGACCACCACCGAGGGGTCGGCCAACGTCGGCGATGCGACGATGTTCACGGTCGGCGCGCGCGACTCGGGCGGCATCTCGACTTTCGATGGCGAGGCGCAGGGCGCGTTTTTCTCGACGAACGAGTTTGCGGCGGCGCAGGTCAAGACCCTCTACTCCCGCTCGCTCGCCGCGCCCAGCCCGATCTTCTACAAAACCCTCTTGGCGGGAGCCGCCTGATGTTCAAGAATGTAACCGGCCAGAAAATCCGGGTGTTTGCCTTCAACCGCCTCACCAACGAACCGGAGACGGGCGACGCCGCCAACATCACCGGCAAGGTCGCCAAGGACCACGCGGCGGCGGCAGCGATCACCGACACCAACCCGACCGAGGTGGAAGACGGCTACTACCTGTTCGACCTCACCCAAGCGGAAACCAACGCCGACGTTCTCGACTTCTACCCCGAGTCCAGCACTGGCGACGTGCAGGTGATCGCGGTGCCGGGAACGGTCTACACGGTGCCCGCCAACTTCACCGCGCTGGGCATCGAGTCCGACGGCGACCTGACCAAGGTCAACACGCTGGACGGCCACACCGCCCAAACCGGCGACAGCTACGCGCGCATCGGGGCACCGGCGGGCGTCAGCATTGCGGCAGACCTGCTCACCATCGCCAACGCAACCGACGACCTCGAAACCCGCCTCACCGCCGACCGCGCGGGCTACCTCGACAAGCTGAACATCACCGGCGATGTCGCAGGGGCGAACGAACTCGCCACCGTTGACGGCATCGTTGACGAAATCCTGCTCGACACGGCCGAAATCGGCACAGCCGCAGGTGCCGACATCGCAGCCGACATCGCAGCCGTCAAGACCGACACCGGCAACCTCGTCACCCGCATCACGTCAACCCTGTTCACCGGCATCACCAGCATGGCCGAGTGGCTGGGCCTGCTCGCTGGCAAGCAGACCGGCGACAGTACGGCACGCACCGAATTGCGGGCAACCGGGGCAGGGTCGGGGACGTTCGATGAGACGGACGACTCCCTCGAAGCCATCCGCGACCGGGGCGACGCGGAGTGGACTACGGGGGCGGGCGGCAGCGGCGCGGGCGCGGGTGCAGACGCCGTAACCCTCAACTTCAAGGACGGCGACAGCAACCCCATCGCCGACGCGCAGGTGTGGGTGACCAGCGACTCGGATGGCTCAACCATCGTCGCGGGCTACCTGCTCACCGACAGCGCGGGCGACGTGACCTTCATGCTGGATGACGGCGTGGCCTACTACGCATGGCTCCAGAAGGACGGGGTGAATCCGGTCCTCGGCGAATCCTTCACCGCATCGGCTGACTAATGGGCAACAACCTCACCGTTACTGTTTCGTCGTCCCCTACAGGGGCGACGCTCTCCGATGCCCGCGAGGCCGTCAAGATCGCCGTGCAAGACCTGCCCGGCGTCACGGTCGGCAGCGGCACGGACGGGCTCAAGCGGCTGGACTACGCCATCCGTGGCGCGTGTAGCGAGTTCATCCGCCGGACGGGGTGCAACGCCGCGTCGGGCACGGCCAACGCTACGCCTGATAGCGAGGCGCTGTCCCTGGCGTCGCTGGCCCGGTTCTCCCCCGCCTACCTCACGCGCGTGACAGCCACCCACCCGACCACTGGGCGCATCTACCCGGTGGACGTGACCAACTACCGCGACCTGCTGCTTAGCCGCAACTCCGGCGACGCGGCCCTGCAATTCCCCTACGTCGATCTGGTGTCGTTCAACAAGCGGACACGGGGGATCGCCTTCAAGGACGAAGACAACGCCGTCCTCTGGCCGACGCCGGACGTGGCGTGGGTCTACACCTTCTACTACAGCCAGCCCCTCACCAGTTGGACGATCGGCACTGCATCGCCAGCGTCCGTCGCCATCAACATCCCCAACGACATGATCGACGGCGTGCTGTGGTACGGGGTGCCCGCCTACTTCGAGAACCCCAACCCCGCCAACCGCTACCAGGATTCCAGCCGCCGTCGCTTTGAGCAGCACATCGCCGTGTGCCGTGGCGCGACCGGGCTGACCAAGGTGGTGCAGGCCAACCCACGAGATTATCAGTAATGGCATACGGAAGCCCCTACAACGCGGTCGGCGGCAACATGGTCCCGCTGTACGGCAGCCAAGGCCACCCCATCTTCATCACCGGGGGCTCGCTCACGAAGTCCGCGATGAAGATCGACGAGATTACCGGCCCCGGCGATGAGGGCAGCGTGAAGTGGTGCGAAGGCAACTACCGCTACGACTTCACCCTGCGCGGCTACCACGCGGCGGGCATCGAGGCGTCGTCCGTGGCCTACACGCACTCGACCAAGACGCTGGTGAAGGCCGGGGCGTTCGCGTCGGTGACGGTGGGCGACCAGCTCTACGTCTCGGGCGGCACCAACGCGACGCCCGGCCTCTACGAGATTGCCACCAACGCCGACGACGACACGGTAACGCTGGTGACAGCGCCGGGCACCGGCGACCAGACCGACTTCGTGCTGGATGGCGGCCCCACGCTTGACGATGTGGTTCGCGGCACCGTCACGATCCAGCTCGGCAACGGCCAGCAGGCCACCGGCACCGGCATCATGGAGGCCGTATCGGGCTCGGCGATGTGGGTCGGCGGCGGCGGGATTATCCCCGTCCAGCTTCGCGGCCGGTTCAATGGCACCCCTACGTTCTCGCGGCCTAGCTGATGATCGACCCACGCGACCCCAATCTCGCCAAGAGGATTGACGACTACTTCGACCAACAGGAGGAGACGGCGGTCCCGCAGGCCAAGGCGCGGGGCAAGCCGGACAACTGGAACGACCTTACGCCCGAACAGCAGGTGGAGAGCCGCCGCGAGCGAGGCCGCCAGCACCGCGAGGAGTCGGCCCAGCGCCAGCGCGACGAAGTGCAGGAGCGGCGGGATCGAGGCCGGGGCGAGGACGCGCCGGAAGGCGTGCAGATCACCGACGACCTGCGACGCCAGTTGAGCGGCGGGGGTGACGGGCAGGCGTCCGAAGCCGAGCGGCGCATGATCGAAGTGCTGGAAGAAATCTCCGGCAAGCTGGACAACCTCGGGGGCATCGCCTAGATGGCAATCGCTACGAAAGAAATCCATCGCGGCACGTCGTACACCGAGGGCACCACCTCGCGCCGCTACGACCGCGCCCGCATCGTCGTGTTCGTCACCGGCCTCGCCGACACCCGCGACCAGCTTGACCAGGCGATCACCTCCGCCCGCACAGGCCGCCTTGTCCACCCGGACAACACCGCCCTGCCGCTGCGGTACGCCACGGCTCGCTGGGTGCGGGGGGACGACGGCGGCGCGTGCGAAGGCGCGGCGCTGGTCGATCTGATCTACGACAAGAACGGTTCGCAACAGGCGACGGACTCGACCGAGTTCAGCGTCATCGCGGACATCGACGTTTACCACGCCAAGAAGTTCTGGTACGGCGAGACGCTGGCCGACCCCTCTGGCGTCGGCACCGGCAACGGCAGCACGGCGGTCTACGAGACGCTGAGCCCGTTCGCGCCGACCGGGCCACCTACCTACCCCGGACACCTGCTCACTGAAACCTACATGCGCATCCGCGTCCCCGTCGTGCTGTCCAGCAGCCCGATCGGGGATTCGTTCGACGAGGTGGGCACCGTCAACGACGGCTCGTTCACGATCAGCAACAAGGCGTTCGCAGCCAACTCGCTGAGGTTCGACGGGCTTGCGCAGCGGGCCACCAAAATCGACGACGGGTCGTCCGTGACCTACGAGTTCGAAGTGAGCTACCAATTCACCTACGCCGCACACGGCTGGTACTACTCTCGCCTCTACGACAACAGCGGGACGCTAAACGTCGTGAAGGAGCTTGAGTACGCCGAGACAACGTGGACGAGCGGGGACTTCCCGACTTCCTGATGGCTGACAAGCTCGAACACTTCCAGTCCGGCGACAACCCCTTCACCGACCCGAGCTTTCGGGAGCGGCTCAACGCGCTGGTGGACGCCGTGAAGGAGTTGCAGGAGGCGGCGGGGTCGCAGGCGGACGAAGCGATGCCAGCCCACGAGCGCCCCTTCATCCCCGTCCGCATCGACGACTACGCCTCGACCAGCGGGTACTACAACTTCGACGAAGTGGAGTGGGACGATTCCAGCGAGGAGTGGGCTGTCAAGACTGGTGGCGTGACCCATTCCGACATGGGTCCGGCCCGTGCCGTGGGCGGGTCGCTGGATGACGGGCACCAAGTCCACCTGCTCGGGCGAGTGGTCTATATCACCCCGCGACATGCGATGGACGGCAGCGGCAATGTCGTGTGGGAGTTTACCCCGCCCGCCTGCGAGTCCTTTTGGGCCGAGATCACCGGCAGCGCCTCGATTGGATCGAACCGCTGGAAGTATGCGTGGACGGAGAAGTACCGTGGCACGACCAATTTCGCCACGCTGTCAGGCGGTCGATCCGGCACCACCTCGGCGGGCTTTGCCATCAACGCGGCGGAGGGGGGTAACGACGGGTCAGGTGTCGAGGGCCACGGCGTTGACGTGGGCGGCACCGACTACCCCGCCGGGTTCTCCATGCAGCCCATCCAGGGCGGGCGCATTGTGCGCATGTGGGTGGAGTACGACGGGAGCGGCAACGCCTTCTACACGTTCGAGGCCACCAACGCCGACGACGGCACTTGCGAGGCGGCGTAATGAGCTTCCACAGAGCGTGCTGCTGTGATGGCGGGGGCGGAGGCGATCTATGTCCGTGCGACTCGGCGGCGGCGTGTGGCGGCTGCGACGAATGCACGCCAGACGAAATCCGCGTGGTTTTCAGTGGGGTTACACCGTGCGACTGCGTTCCTTTTGGCAGCGCCGGATACAACATCACATTCAACACCGCCCTCAACGGCTCGCACACGCTTACGCAGGTGATGGGCGAAAACTGCAAGTGGCGAGTGAACTACACCAACGGCTTGCACGAAAATAGCTGGTTCAGCGATACGGATTGCGGCGGCTCCCCGGATGAAGACCGAGACAACGATTACACAATCCTCTTAGAGCTGTCGGGCGGAACATGGACCCTGACAGTATTTGCCGACGTGACCTATTTGGACAGCGGATCAATAGCCATATTCCACGGCGCGGTCGCGCAGTCCGACTCCGACTGTTTTGAAATCAACCCCATCACTAACGATCACGACGGCACGGCCGGAAACGACTGCGGCGATTCCCCCGTGTTTGACCCAATCGTCGCGCTAGACGGCACCGCCACCTTCACAATCTGCCCATGACCAAAACCATCGCCCTGCAACTGCTCGCGTGCAAGACCGCCGTCCACTGCCGGACGTGCCGGGAGGATTCCGACGACGCGAGGGCGTGGCGCGAGTCGGTCGCGGGCGAGGCCGATTTTGATTGCCCGTTCGGGGTGACGCTGGCAAAGCTGCCGTCTCGCGGGTTCGGCGACACCATCGAGAAGATGACGGCCCGGCTCGGCATCAAATCGTGCGGCGGATGCAAGCGGCGGCGGGACAAGATCAATCGGGCAATGCCCTACAGGCCCTCCGGCAGCAAGCCCTGAGCCCGCATCTCGTCGTTGAGGCGATTGTTCAGCGCCTTCTGCACGCCGTTGTATCGAGACTCGAAGTGGTCGCGCTCGTCGATGATCGGCTGGACCTGCGTAGTGATGTAGATCGCCTGTGCGGCGTTGCCGAGAACCAGCAATAGACACAGGGCGGACACCGCGATGACGATGGGGATCGGAAGTTTCATGCCGTCATTATACCAAGGCGGGCTCTCCCGTCGAAGAAAAAACCCAAGGAGCCGCGTATGACCGCAGGCGCAACCGACAGAATGAGACAGCGACGCCAGCTACAGGCGGACTTAGAGCGCCAACGCGCGATGGGTCGCCTGGAGCGGAGTGAGGGTCGCAGGGATGCCCGCAACACCCAGCTCGGGAACATGAACGCCACCGCCGCCTACATGCAACAGCGCTACGGCGGCAACGCGGCGCGCGAGTATCGCACCAGCCCGCAGAACTTCCGGGGTGGGGTGGCGCAGGATTCCGCCCAAGCCACCGCCCTCGGCCAGACCCACTCGCAGTACGTCACCACCCGCAACTCGCTCCAGAACGACGCGGCCCTGCGGCAGGCCACGGTTGATTCGGGGCGGGGGGCTCTGCTCACCGGGCGGGGCAATGCGATGGCCCCGCAGTACGACTACCTCTCCAACCGCGCCACCGCCGACGCCGCCTACGGCGGGGCTCTCGCTGATGCGGAGGCACGCCAGAACGCCGCCTACATGGAAGCGCAAGGCGGCATCGAACAGCAGCGGCTCCGCTCTCTCGGCGATCTCGGCGTCGCCGGGATGCAGTACGAGGGGATCGGCGATGAGCGGCGGGCCAATGCTGACCGCCAGTACGCACAGACCGACCTTGACTACCTCGACGCGGGCCGGTTCGGGGCGCAGCTTCCGGGCGGCGGGGTCTACACCGGGCGGGGCCAGACTTACGCACCAGAGATCACGACTGTGGGTAGCTACGACAACGCCATCGACCCCACGGGTCGGGTGGTCGCTCGCGGGAATACGGCCTATGGCGGGAGTGACGCCGAGCTTGAGGCCATGATGCCGCAGATCGCCGAGGTCAATCCCCAGCAGGAGGGCGAGAGCGACAGCGCGTACATCAAGCGGCTGGCGAGCATCGCCAACGAACTTCGCGGCATCAAGGAGTAGCGGATATGTCGGCAGCCGATGCGGCAAGACGATTTGTTGAAGGCCGGAGCGGTGGTGGCACCGACGCCGCGTCCGCTGCTGCGCGGGCGTTTGTATCCGGTCGCAGCGGGCGGGACAGGGCTGTTGCGCGCTCCGACGCCCAGCAGGCCAACACCGCTGCCACCCGCGAGTACGACCTGCAACTGTACCGTCAGGCGCAGCGGATGGGCAACAACGTGGAGGAGCGGCAGGCGGCGCTTGACCAGCTCCGCGCCGCGTCTGGCAAGCAAGACTTCCAGCAGGCGAACCGTGACACCGCCGTCGCCTCCGTCGTCGCAGAGACGCCGCTGGTCAACGCCAACGTGCCCGCCGCCCGATTCCTCTCCCGACGCCGCAGGCAGCAGCTTGAGGGCGCGGCCACGGGCTACGGCTCGCAGGCGCTCGGGACGGCCGACGCCCTCTCTCGCGGCCTCGAATCCGTCGTGGGCATCGAGCGCCCCGAAGGCGACGTGCTGCACCCGGTCAACTACCTCACGGCAGCTCGCGGACAGCTAGAAGCCACCAACCCCATCGCCACGGGGATCGGCAACGTGGCGGGCTACATCGGCGACCCGGTGTGGCTGGCGACCTATGGCCGGGGCCGGGCCGCTCTGGCCGCCCGCGACGGGAGTCAGGTGGCGCGGGCAGGCCGCTACGGCGTGGGCATGGCCGACGACCTGGTGGCCGGTGCCGGAGCCGATCTCGCTCGGGGCCTGATTCGCGGCAACGAGAGCGGCGACATCCGCGAGGATATGGCGCTCGGGGCCGGGGCGGGCTTCGTGCTGGGGCAGGTCGGGCGTGCCATCGGCAGGGCGGTTCCCGGCAACCCCACGGGTGCCGACCCCACCGACGCCGCCCGTGCAGGCATCCGTGAGGCGTTCGAGCAATCCGACTTCGACCGCTTCACCCGCGAACAGGCCGAGGCCTACGGGCGCGGGCGGGCAGACTATGTATTGCGCGAGGCCCAGTCCTTCCGCAATCCGGGGGAGCGGGTGGCCCTGCCAGAGCAGGCAGAGGGCATGGCTCGCTTCACTCGCCGTCAGCGTCGCGTGCTGGCCGCTCAGGCGGCTTCCAGCACTCCACCCGCCCCGCAGGCCCCCCAAGCACAGAAAGCCGTCAGAACGGCTCTCCGTCGATTAGAGGGGGAGAACGCTCAGGGCCGCGTCCTGCTCGAACCAGAGCGGATGCAGGAGGCCCGTGCCTCGATGCTCAATGAGCCGGACGTGGCGGACGAGGTGGAGGCCCTGCTGGAGATGGGTATCTCCCGATCCGAGGCCGAGCGGATCGCGGTGCCGGAGTTCACGCTGGCCGAGGGGCCGGGCTTCAAGACCGTCACGACGTTCTCCGGCTTCGACCCAACCCTACTGGCCCGACCGATTGAGGACGCCCTCAAGGCCGGGAAGTGGCTCAAGGGCCACGCCGTCGCCGGGGCTCGCTGGCTGGCCGCACAGACAGATGGGTTCAGGTCCATGTCGCAGGCGGCCAAGGCCCTGCAAGAGCAGTTCGGTCGCGGCATCCGGCGATTCATCCCGCAGATTTGGGAGAACTTCGGGCGGCTGACGAAGCGGGTGGAGACGGCCGGGCGATCATTCGACGAGCCCACCACCCTCAAACGGGCCATCGACCGGGCGGCCGGGGCGTCTCGCGGCACCGCAGACCGCTTCAACCAGTTCACACAGCCCGTCATCGACCGGGTGCGGCGGGTCAGCCCGCAGCTCTCACGGCGGCTGTACGGATACACATCAGAGTTCCATCGTCGCACGCACGCCATCCGCAGCCGGATCGACCCGCAAGTCAGCCGCGCCCTCAAGTCGATGGATCGCGGGCAGTCCCTCCGCCTCAAGAGCGCCCTGCTCAATCAGGACTTCGACGGGGCCAAGATCGTTGCCCGTGAGCTGACCCCGCAAGGCCGGGCCGCCACCGAGAACATGCTGCGCGAGGCGAGGACCGCGCTGGACCAGCTCTACCAAGAAGCCCGCGATGCGGGCATGGATGTCGCGTACCTCGACCAGTTCTGGCCGCGAGCCATCAAGCGGGGTAAGGTCGCGGATCTTCGCAAGGCCCTGTCGGGGCGCGAGGTGAGCCAGATCGACGACGCCCTGCGCGAGGCAGCCAAGGACTACGGCGGCCGGGTGGACGCCATCCCCGACGAAGTTCAGCGGTCTGTCATCGCAAAGGCCCTGTCCGGCCGTGGCCCCCGACCCCTCGACGCCTCCCGCGCCCGCCAGTTCAAGCAGCGTCGCGTGAAGGCGATCCCCGACAACCTGCTCCACCTCTACGAGAACCCCCACAACTCGCTGGACAACTACATCGAGCGCGTCAGCGAGAAGATCGCGCGCCGCCGGCTGTTCGGTGGGACCAAGGCCCCTGACGATATCAACCTGCCTGACTCCGTGGCGGACCTGGTGCAGTCGCTCGGCATCGAGGGCAAGCAGGCCGACGAGATCGGTTCCATCCTCAACTCCCTGTTCCGAACGGCCGACCAGCAGATCGGCTCGGCGACTGACGCCCTGCGCAACATCGGCTACGCCGCGACCATCGGGCAGTTCACCTCCACCCTCCGGCAGCTTGGTGACCTGACATCCACCGTCGTCACCCGTGGCTGGCACGATACCGGCGTCGGCTTGGTCAAGGCCCTGTCGGGCAACGCCGACATCACGATCCGCGACCTCGGGCTCGACCGCATCCACGAGGAGTTGGCAAGCCGCACGCGGTCGGGGAAGCTGCTCGACAAGCTGCTCAAGGGCACCGGCTTCCGTCAGATGGACGCCAAGATGAAGGATGTCCACCTGGTCGCCACGCTGAACCGGGCGCAGCGGGCGATCCGCAAGCCAGACAGCAAGATGGGCCGCCAGATCATCGGTGAGATTCGTGAGGAGTTCGGCGCGGACGCCGACCAACTCATCCGCGACCTCGCGTCTGGCGAGAAGTCCGACCTTGCGATGGTCTACATGATGAGCCGCCTCGGGGAGATTCAACCCATCACCCGGCTGGAAGTCCCGCAAGGGTATCTCGACGCTCGCGGCCAGTGGGGCGGAGCCCCCCTGCTGCTCTACCAGCTCAAGACGTTTTCCCTGCGACGCCTTGGCCTGATCCGTCGCCTGGCAATAGACGACATTGTGGACGGCTCTAAGATGATCCGATCTGGCGACCGCCGGGCGGGGGCGAAGAAGGCGGGAGTCGGGGTGGCGCGGCTGGGGTACATCCTTGGGCTTATCACCGTCGCGGACGGCGGCATTACACTGGCTCAGGACTGGCTCATGGGCAAGGAGCTGAACGCGGGCGAGGCCGCGACCGACGCCGCCCTGCAAGTGATCGGGCTGAACAGATACGCGATCGACTCGGCCGACCGGGGGCAGTTCATCCAGAATACGACATTCCCGCCCGCCCTGTCCATCATCCAGCGGACCTTCGCCGACCTGTTCCTCAGCGAGAAAGAGATGATCGACAAGACCTCGATGCGTCTGCTGCCGGGCGTCGGCAACATCGCCTACCATCGCATCGGCGGGGGGCGAGAGGACACGCCAGCCCCCCGCGCACGAAACAGGCCGCCACGCCCACCTCGGCCGCAGCGGCCTGAACGGCCGACACGATAATTCGGTCAGAAAACTACCCCCTTTTTTCTGACACAACCACCACCCTCCGGGGTGGTTTTTTATGCGCCTACCACGGGCGGGGCTCAATGTATACCGCAAGCCGGAGCCCGCTCGACGTGGCCCGCTCGATCATGTCCTTAGTGCCGCGCGATTTTCCATCCCAAAACGCAATAAGGCCATCGGCATAGTCGGCCATCTGTGCGTTGCGCACAAAACCGGCCTGCTTCCCGTAGATGCTCCACTCTGCCGGAAACACCTTGAGCGGGACATCGTTCTCCTTAGCCCACCGCTCCCCCAGCTTGTCCGCGCCGCGAGCGCCGCCGCTCACGATCTCTCCAATCGGCCACGGGAAGTTGACGATCGCCCGGCCCACAAACCATGCGTCGGTCCAGTCGCGGCACCCGGCCACAATTACTCTCATCCGTGTTTCGGTAGTCAATGATATCACCTTTCGTTATGCGCCTACCACAGCGGCCCCGGACGCGAGAACCGCCCCGTACTCCCATCGAACTCCACGTTCGCCGTCCCCGTCTCTCCCTCGCGGTTCTTCACCACGATCAACTCAACGTACTGCCCGTCGCGGTGGATCAGCGTGATCGTGCTGGACGCCTGCTCGATCTCCGACGACCCCTTCAAGTGGTGCATCGCGGGGCGGGCAGCCATCCCCTCTCGGTTGATCTGCGCCAGACACACCACCGCGATACCCAGCTCGCGGGCCACCTGCTTGAGCCCCCGCACGTTGACGGTGACCCGGCCCACTTCATCATCCTCCTTGCACGCCAGCAGTTGCAGGTAGTCCACGAACAGCGCCTTGATCCCGTGGGCCATCACCCACTCCCTCGCCTGCGACTGGATGAAGCCCACGTTCGCGCCGGGGGTGTCGTCCATGTAGAGGGGCAGTGCCTTGATCTTGGCCTGCGCCGCCCGCCCCCGCTCCACCTCCTCGGGGATCAACTCGCCCTTGCGGACGCGAGCCATCGGCAGCCCCCCCACCTGCACGACGAACCGGCGGCCGATCTGCGCCCCCTCCATCTCGGCGGAGATGACGCCGCACGGGACGCCCGCCTCGCCCATCGCAATCATCGAGGCGATCATCAGTTGGGTCTTCCCGCTGCCGGGCTTGGCCCCGATGATGTGCAGGGTGCCAGGGTCCAGCCCGCCGATCAGACTGTCCAGCGGTGGGATGCCGTAGTCGATGCTCCCCTCGATGGGTTCGAGCGCCCCGTCCACGAAGTCCCCCACCGCCCCGCCCACGCCGCCGCGTGTGCGCCGCAGCCGCATCAGGTCGCCGATCGTGCCGTCGAGCAGGTCGGTGGCTGCGATGTCGCCGTAGGCCAGCTCTGTCGCACTGTGCAGGGCGTCGATGGCCTGCCGACGGATCGACAGGTCTTTGACGATACCCGCGTACACATCGGCGCTCACGGCGGACGGCACCGACTCGAACAGCTCGATCAGGTAGTTGACATCACCAGACCGCTTGAGTGCCCCCCGCCGGTCCAGCGCGGCGGTGAGGGTGGGCAGGTCGATCTCGTGGCCCGACGCCGTAATCTCCGAGATGCTGCGGAAGACCTCGCGGTTGGCCGGGCGGTAGAAGTCATGCTCATCCAGGAGCTTGACCACTTTGGTCGCTGCGCGGGGGTCGAGGATGGCCGCGCCGAGGGCGGCGCATTCATTCTCGATCGACTGTGGGAGAGGTTGGTTCATCAGCGTCCTTGCTGGGGGCGAATGCGGAACACGAGTCCGTGTGTTCCGTGGTTGGCCATCGGGCGACCTGTCCGTGAGTGGCGACCGTGGGAGGCAGTGCCCGGCACCTCCCTTGGTAGGTTTCTCGCACAGCACAGAGTTGCGCCCAATGCTTGCAGTCGCGGCACAGGCCATAGGGTTCGTCAGGGAATAGGAGCGAGCTACTCATCTGCCCCCTCCAACTCCAACTGAAGAAGGGCCAGCGCCCGCCACACGCTCTTTGTCATATGCCTCACCCCGTCCTCGTCCACCGTCCCCCGCTCCATGAAGTGTCGCATCATGCAATCGGCGTGGTCGTCGGACTTGCCGCGGGACCAGTGCAGGGGCTCGCCGGGGTGGTGCTGCTGGCTCCCGACGTGGCTACAGTGGGCGACGGCGCGGATGGCGTCGGGGAAGTAGTCGAGGACGCCGCTGGCGACGGGGATTTGCTTGCGAGGGGTGGGGGAGCCCGAGTCGGGCACGGGCTCCTCAATCTCAATGTCCAGCCCAAGCCACTCCGCCACCGCATACTCCGCCGACGCGCCGACCGACTTCTCCCATCCGGGCAGTAGGTAAATGGCGTCACATTCCTGGATCGCGGCGAGGTCACGGCGAACAAAGTCCTTCACTTGCCAATCGCCAGGCACGCTGTTCCAGTCGTGGTCAGGTGGCAGGGCGAATGGGTCGAGTCCCTTTTCGCGGTCGAGGTCGGCAGGGTTGATAACGGTGTCGCCGAACGAGCGCAACTGCTCGGCGGCGCGGTCGAAGGCGGGGAAGTTGTAGTGCCGATATCCCCTCATCGGCCCCGCCAGGTAGTAGGCTCTACCCATCACGCCACCACCTTTCCGCCGTCAACGTGGTCGCCGTCCTCGGACCAGTGCATACGGTCCAGCACCAACTCTGCGTCCCACCCGTGGCGGGCGTCGTAGATGCGCTTCGTGTTGGCGTGGCCGACGACGATGCCCCGCCCCCACAGGGAGTCGTCCTTCGTCTTCATGTAAGACGGCTTGGGTTTGATGAAGGTGCCGGGGTTCGCGTGCCAGTACGGCAGCTTGGTCGTCCCCATCGCAATGCGGTGGACGTTGTGCGGGCGGTGGGTGTGTCCGTAGATGTGCAGCCCGTTGGGCGTGCCTAGCTGGATCGCCTCGCGCTTGCAGGCCGCAACGCCGGGGTGCCATCCGTGCCCAAACGTCACCTGCCCCAGCCGGAAGACGTTGCGGTAGTCGTAGGTGTAGTCGAAGTGGCGGAACGCCTTGGCGCAGTCCAGGTTGCGGCGGTAGTCCAGCACCCGCGACAGGGCCTCGTAGTCGGGGCGAAACATCCTGTCCTCATGGTTGCCACGCATCCAGATTCGCTTGGCCTTGGGCGAGGCGTCGATGATGCGTGACATCACCTCCTCGGTCGCGTCGTACTCGTGGCCCAGCGACAGCTCGTTGGCCTTGGCGAAGCTGGACAGGCAGGCGGTGTCGAAGGCGTCGCCGAGGTTGACCAGCACGTCCGGCTGACGGTCCTTGATCTGCCCCACCAGCCAGTCGATGCCATCGGGATCGTGGTGGGGGCAGTGAACGCAGGAGAATGCGAGAAAGGTTTTGATAGCCATCCGTGGCCTCCGTGGTGGGCGCGCAAAGAACGCGCAAAGAATGGGCTGCCTGTTAGCTGCCCGTTAGTGGAAGATCAAGTAAGAAGCTGTATGTCAAGTCGTGCGTGGCGCTATTGAAAACGCCGTTCGGTTACACTAAGCCAGGTAGGCATTGTGCTTCCCAAGCTGATGGTCGCAGGTTCAAGTCCTGTCACCCGCTTTGTTTATGTCACTTTCAGAATCAGCGCATTGCGGAGCGCAAATGTTTCGGCTCGTCTTACCTCTGCCGTAGTGGGCGTGTATGCACTCGGGGCAAAAGCATTCGGGGTCGCCGTGCGGGCTATAGAACGCGCCATTACACAGGCCGCAGAACCGCCGAATGTGCTTCAAGTGTCCATCCTCATTCACATCCTGGATCATCACCCAACCTCCTTCGCCACCATCGCCGCCTTGTCGCGGTCCAACGTGGCATAGATTTGCGAAGTCTCGATGTCCGCGTGCCCAAGCGTCGCGGCCACCGCATCCAACCCGAACCGGCGACGCACCGACTCGGCGTAGTTGTGCCGCAACTGGCCGGGCGACCATCGCGGCAGCTCCAATCTATCACAGGCCCTATAGATCGCACGCAGATATGAGTTGCTGTTGTAGCGCGGCTGCTTCGCTGCGTGGTGGGTCGGCACAAACAGATAGCCGAAGCCGTCGTGCGGGGCGATGAGCACCTGCGCCTGCGGGCCGAGGGCAATCGCCCGCTCGCGTCCACGATGCGCCGACTTGTGCCACTGCGGCGTGTACCACCAGACCTCCGCCATGCGGTCGATGTCCTGGCCCCGCATGATGCACGTCTCGGTGACGCGCATCCCCGTGAGCATTTGCAGGCGTATCATCGTGGCGATGGGCTCATGCACCTCACCGAGCGTCGCGTCGATATGGGCCTGCGGCACCGGCTTCACCGGCTCGCCCTCCACCGCGTCGGATCGTCCCATCTTGAGCGGCTTGAGGAACGGCTGTTTCATCCACTCGCCGTCCGGCAAGATGCCTTCCTCTGCGGCCCAGCGATACATCGCCCGCGTCTTGTTGATCCGCTGATTGATGACCCGGCGGCTCATCTTCGCTGCGACCATCTTCTGCCGCACCTGCTTCAACTCATGGATGCCGATCGCGTGCGCCTGCCGGTCGGGGTAGGCCGCGAGCAGGTGTTGCGTGGCGTGGCGCAGGTTGGTCGCCTCGCCGGTGGGGGTGCCGTCGGGGCGGCGGTAGTAGGTGTCGGCGTGCTTGAGGTAGCGGGCGACCAGGGCCGTGACGGTCATACTGCCGCTGGGATCGCTGACCGACTCGTTCGCGTAGAAGTCCTTGATGAGCCAGTCGCGGTATTTCTTCATGGCCTCTGCGCGCGACACCTTCTTCGCGTTGCCGAACGACTTCCACCGCTGCTTCTTCGCGGAGTCGTACCACCACGTCTGCCAGCGACCGGCGACTACTTTGGGGATCAGGGGCTCACTCATTGCTTGGCTCTCACTGTGCGGTCGGACATGAAGCGGTCGAGGGCTTCGACGCTGAACGTCATGCTGCCCCAAACCTTGATCTTGTCAATCTTCCCGTCTTTCGCCATGCGCTCCAAGCGGCGCTCGGGCATCTTGGTGTAGGCGGCGGCCTCTGCGAGGGTCAGGTACGGGCTGGATACGGTAGTCTCATTCATGTGGAAGCGTCCTTGCTGGGTTGGGTCAGGCGGGGTGAGCGAAGTTCCCTCTGGTCGGCGCGCCTTGCCTGGCGGGTGATCCATCTGCGGTGCCGCTTGGGCGGCCGCCTACTTCCCGGACACAGGTCGAACCACATCCACGCAAGGGAATTGGCAATGCGTCGTCGCCGGGTGTCCCTCACTCCCCACCCCCCTGCTCCGCAGCGGCGCGGGCGGCGGATTCCAGTGCATCAACAGTGCCGTCGTACAGCGAGCTGTCTGCGTAGGACTCGGCGAGCGTGCCGGGCTCACAGCATGGGGCGACCCAATCCTGTGCAAGATGCCATTTGTGCTGCTTGTCCAGCATGTGCCGCAACCTCCCCACCACCGCCTCAAGCCCGGCGGTCCTATCTGCGGCCGCGTTGGCTCGGGCTGCGTGCGTGGAGCAGTAGTCGCGGATGTTGCTGTTCTCCGCCTCAAGCTCGGCGTTCTCTTTCTTCAACCGCTCCACCTCCGCGTTGGCGGCGGCGAGGGCGGCTCGCTGGTTGCATATGTCGTCCGCAATCGCTTCCGGGATAGATTCTCCAAGCGAATACTTCTCGTTGCCCGCCCTCAGTTCAATGTCTGACAGGTGGTCGCCGTCGCCGGATACTCGGGGTGTTAGCGTGTAGTTTTCACTCATGGTCATTCCCTTTCGTGGTGGATTGGATGCGGGCGGCAAGTTCAATGGCTGCAAACGCCTTGTCTACGTCTACACATTCGCATTGTGTCTTGCCGGGTTGTTTTGATTTCAGTACCGCCTCCACTAACTCGTCCCGCTGCCGGGCGACTTCGGCGAGGGCGGCGTCGGCTTCGGCGGCGAGTTGCACCGCGTCGGCGTAGCCGGTCTTGCTCATGCGGACTGCGTAGCTCTGCTCACTCATCGTCCTGTCTTTTCATCACCGCGATCGCGGCGTCGGTGAGGGTGTCGGGGGAGGCGGCGAGTAGGTCCGCGACTTCCTCCCAATCGTGGTCTACCTGCTGCGTGTATCCGTAGCCGCTATGTTTGTAGAGCGTGCTGGCTTTTGATCTACGCCACACCGCTTCCGCCCACGCTTCCATCAGCCCGCGTTCCTTGAGTGCGGGGATGACGTGGGTGTGGAAGGCGTTGAGGTCGGTGGTGAAGCGGGCGGCCCCGCCAAGAATGGTTCTCCCGCAATCGTTCCATTGCTTCACCACGGATGGGCCGCTCTCGTAATACCGGGTTTCGCTGGCGTCGGTCCACCCCAACAACTCTGCCAGTTCTGCGTTCTTATCCATCGTGTTGCTCCAAGTGGGTGAGGGTGTCGGGGGAGGCGGGCATGGCCCGATGGACTTCATTCACTAATCGACACAACGCTAGTTGGATAATGATCTCGTCCGTCACCGTGCTGGGGTCGATGCTGTTCAGCAACTCAGTTCCAGTGATGTCCGGCCCGTCCTGCACGGCTTTGTGTATTTCTGCCAGATGGTCCGCAATGATCCAGTCTTTAGTTATCGTCTTGGCGATCATCGTCGTCGTCTCCTGCCGCGTCGCGGCGTTATCTATAGGCGGTTACAGTTGCCTATAGGTGGGGTTATTCTTCGTAGCCCTTGAGGTCTTCGTAGGCGCGGATCATGGCAACAAGATCGCCACTCATCACCGCCTCGTCTGCGGCCTTCAACGACTGCTCCATCATGCTTGCTGCGAAGTATCCGGGCGGCCCAACCGATCGGTAGATCGTGATAAGGTCGCGGACGCGGGCCTGCTCTTTTGGTAACGCATCGGCTAGCGAATCTGCCATCTCAATCCTCCTGCCCGGCGGGCGGTTGGGGGGTCATTCGTGCGTAGACCACGCCGTAGTCGGCCCGGCCAACCGTGACGGTCTGTATCGTTTCGTCCTGCTCGAACAAGTCCCACACCCACTGCGGCGCGCCTCCATCGACGCCCACGGGTTGGGGTCCGCTCATGTACCAGGTGCCCCGAATATCCAGCGCCTTGCGGGAGTAGGACGCATGGATGCGTTCGACGGTCGATTCTTTCGGTGTGAATATGGCCATCACCGCCCCCCTTCGTCGGCGGCTACTTCGGCCAGCGCCGCGTTGGTCCGGCCGATTGCTACCCGACGTTCGGGCGTCTCGTCCTCGCTGTAGCAGTCCACCCGGTTCTCGCGGCTGTAATACTTGCCGCCGAAGCCGAGACTGCCCATGAAGCGGAACTCAGTGCAGTCATTCTCGGCGTGGTGCCACACGAAGCCGTCACGCATTGACGATTCCCTTGCCCCCGCGTGCTTCACGAGGATGTCGTAGATGGCGTTGGCGCGTTGCTCGGTCATGGCTGCTCCTGTCTCTCCCGCGCGAGGCGGGTGGTGGGGTCAATCGTTTGCATGGGTGGGCTCCTGGGGGGTGTGTTCGCCGCAGTGGTCGTAATCAAACGTCTCGGGCCAGACCCGCCATAACACGGAGACTCCGTGTTCGGTTGGGCCGGGGTCAGGCGGCATCCGGCGACACTCGCCGCGATCTCTGCCGCTGTTGTGGACCTTCCACCACTTGCACGATTCGCATTTTGGTTGCTCGGGCATATCAGCTCCTATCCTCGGTCAGCGTCAGGACGACGCGGGGGTGGGTGGGGTCGAGCGGATACACGGGGCGACCCGTCGCTCCCGCGACACACGCCGCCAGCGCGAGCAGGTCGTCCAGCCGGACCATCAGCACGTTCGGCCCGCGATCCTCTCGCATGATGACGATGGGCAGGTCGTCTCCGGTGTCGCGGATGGACTGGTCCAGCCATCGCAGAGCAGCGATCTTCTTGCGTCGCTTGCACTCCACATGCACGCCGGGCCAGCCGATCACGTCGTCGGCACCAGGTACGCCGTTGCGTGCGCCACGCTCCGCCTCGATCCCGAGCAGGTCGGCCAGCTTCCCCGCCACCTCCCGCTCGTGGACCGCACCCTTTTGTCTTGAGTTGATGCTCACGCCGCCCTCCAATCTTCCCCGTCGCCCGTCAGATGCTCCCGCTCCGCCCATGCGCACAACTCCATAATGCGGGACTCGGGCGGGGCGGCGCTCTGGCCCATGCGGCGGCGCGCTACGATCTCCATGTCGTTCAGCGTGGCGAGCTCCTTGGCCCGCACGAGGCCGGGCATCTTGAGGATCATCCGGCGGAAGTCTTCGAGTTGAGCGGCGCAGGTCTTGCACTTGCTGCCGCCCGTACTCCGCCACCGACCGGGGCTGTACCCCGCCTTCGGCACCCACCGCTGGCACGACCCGCACCACCGCTCGCTGGCGTCGCCCTCGCCCCGGAACCCCTGCTCGCACGGTCTGGGTGGCTCGGCGTCCCGGCGGACCAGCCGCTCGCCACCCGCACCCAGCCGCGTCGGGATGCGATTGCTCGCGGCCCACCTGCCCACGGTGCCCCGCCGGGCTCCGTGCAGTTGGGCATACTCTGCCTGCGTGATGTACGCTGGGTCTTGGTCATCGCTCGATCCCATGACAGGGGCAGGCGCGTCCGTGCGCCCGTGGCTCATCCGTGAGCTGCCCCCGTCGTCCATGTTCGTTCTGTTGAATGGCATCCGTGCCTCCGTTGGTGATGTGTTACGCCGCCTTGGCTTGTTCGATCAAGTGGTCTGCGGCCAGACTGATCCAGCCGATCGCTACGCTTCGATGAAGGGCCTTCATGTCACACTCCTGTAGCAGCCCCATGACGCCTCGCTCAACGTTTGCCCGCCCGTAGTGCAGGCCATTGGTCGCGGGCACCTCCATCACGTCCATCAGCAGCGTCATGGGCGACACGCGGGGGAAGATGTCTCGCTGCATCGCGTCCGCGTCCAGCCACGGGATGTCGCTGACGTGCGGACCGAACGAGATGAACAGGTCTTCCACCTGCGTCCATGCCTGCTTGGCGATGCGGGCCTTGTACGGCTCGCGGGCGCGGAGGATTTCGTACCGCTGCTGGCACTGCTGCCGCTCTTTCGTGGTCAGAATCATGCAGGGTCGGGAGTCGTCAAACATATCAGTCCTCTCTCACAAAGCGGCTTGGGATGGTGCAACGGTAGTCGTCGGGGTTCTTCATGTTGGTGACGCAAAGCCGATCGAACCAGCGGGCGTAGTCGGGCCGTCGCACACGCGCCACCTTCGCGCCTTTCTCGACAGACCATTTGTCCACGATGACCCGCTCGATACCGCCATTCATGGGCCACGTCACCGTGGCGTTGGGCGTGTTCTCAAACATCAGGATTCCTTGCGTAGGTCTGCGAGTTGCCGCGCCGTCAGCGGGCGGCTGCCAATGGCGAGTTGGTCGTAGTAGGATGTGGGTTGCAGCGCCTGCCCATCCCACCGCCACCGCATCGGGTAGCCGTGACGGAGCCCGATCTGCATACGGACTTCGACGACCGACTTCGGCGACGCCGCCTGCATCGACTTGCAGGCCACGATGAGGTCGCCTTTGCGTTGGCAGAATCGCTGGGCTTCCGGCAAGCCACCGCCTTCCGGGGTGGACGTGATTCGATACTTTGGCTTAGCTTCCATGCTGTATCTCCGGGGTGAATCCACTCGCCCCGCTTTCGCGGAACGGGTGGGGCCTGTGGCGGTAGTTGGCGACCCCAAACAGGCGATTGAGGAGGACGGGCGTCATGCTCCCGGCCCCTGACGGGCACTTACCGCGCACCCGAGCGAGGGCTACCAGATAGGCCCGGACGCGGTAGCCGCCTCGGCGGCGGGCTGCGCGTCGGCCTTAGGTGCCTTCGCCTTGAACGCGATCGAGATGGAGCCGTTCTGGTTGGCGTAGAAGTTGACCCAGTGGGTGTCGGTGGAGGTGCCCGGCTCCCGCTTGTCGTCGTCCTTCTCGTTGAAGAAGACGGGCAGGACCATCGGCGTCTTGTCCTTGCCGAGGTCCAGGAACAAGCTGCCGAACACCTTCTCCGTGGGCTTGGCGAGGCGTTCGAGGAAGGCCCGGCGGCACACGCCGCCGAGGAAGGATTCGTTGTTGAAGCCCTTCCAGAGGGTGTCGGAGACGCGCTCCATGTAAAGGCGGTCGGTGTTGTCGTACTGCTGGTCGCTCATGGGTTGCTCTTTCTGGCGGATCACCGCCTTGAGTTGGTTCAGGCCGCCGTCCATGTAGGCGGCCAAGTAGTCGAATGCTTCCTCGGGCGTGGTGTCGATTACCACACCGCGCCGTTCCCGTTGCTGCTCGCTGCGGTGTCGGGCTGGCCCGCGCCCTCGTTGCCGTCGTCGTCCGGCTCGCCGTTCAGGCCGAGGATGGTTTGCCATCCGTACCGCCGGAGGTAGGTGATGGCCGACCCGGCGACCTGCGCGAGGTTGAGCCCCTTCTGCTCTGCCAGCGGGATGTAGCAGGATGACTCGATCCACTCGCCCGATTCGTGAATCAGTCGCGTCGTCACCCCGACGCTGCCCTCTTGCGCGTCCGTGGCCTGAACGACCATGAGTCCGGACTGAGAGAGTATCGCCCGGTTCGTGTCAATGACGGAACCGAGATCGGCGAACTTGTTCCGCAGGTGCGGGTTGCTGGCCGTCTTCTTCGGGTGTTCGAGCTTGTCTTGCAGGCCGACCAGTGCGGCGGCGAGGTTGGCGATGGATTCTGACTGTTTCATGTCGTTCCTTTCAGATGGGTAAGGCTGCGGGGTGGTCGGGGTTGTATTGCTTGAACAGGCGGAGCAGCCGCATCCGCGAGCGGCGGGCCGACGCCAACTGCGCGTCGTCGAACTGGTGTCGCCAGATCGGGTTGCCCTTGTCGTGGCGCTTCGAGATGAAGATCAGGTCGAGCGGCAGGCGGTCGCCGGTCAGCACCTCGTAGCCGTGTGAGTAGTGGTCGGCCTGCTCGTCGTAGCCGTAGTCGAAGACCTTCACCTTGGCGGCCTCATGGTCGTACTGCCCGCTCGTCTTCCAGTCGCCCAGCCGCGCGTCTCGGCGCAGGTCGATCATGCCCTTGCACAGCACGTCGGTTTCCGGGCACCGCCAGACCAGCACCAGTTCGGTGTCGTGAGCGTTGGACCTTGCGTACTCCACCAGCGGCCCGGTCTTCGGGTGTTCCTTCACCGCCCGCATCACATGGTCGATGTCCTTCTTCTCGCCCGTCGTGATGACCCACCTCTCGGGGTTCGCCTCGACACACTCGGCCCACGCATTGCTGTTGCGCCGATCTGGGCAGACCAGCACACGCGACGCGGCCTCTGCGGGCTTGGGGATGGCGAGGTGGACGATCGTCCCGACGATGGACGCGCGGGCGTTGGGCTCGGGCACGCCCGTCCAGCGGTCCAGGTCCGACTTGCTCACCGCGTCGATGCGGCGATACGTCGCGTCCTCCATGCCGGGGTAGATGCCCGGCTCGTAGGTGAGGCGTCCCGTGTCGGGGGCTTCGATAGGCGCGGATGCGACGCTCACTCCCCCACCCCCTCTGCGGCTGGCGGCGCGGGGCGGAGGGCGGAGGCGAGTGCGTAAATGCATGTGGTGCCGCTGCCTATGTCGTCGCGTCTTGGTACTAAGACCATCACCTCGCCGTCGTCTTCAACGTCTTCCGCAACTTCCACCTCCACCCAGGCCCGATCCCCCGGCTTGAACGCGGGCTCGTCGGGGAGCTTGCGGAGGATGTGTTGTGGGTTGCACTCGAAGTCGAACGTGGCAATGCTCGCCTGAGCTTTGCAACAAATCACGTCCGCATAGGGCTCGCCCTTCTTAGGCAACCTCGCCTCCCCCGCCCACTCAAACCCCACCGGCGCATCACACGGCGGCGTGTAGGGCTCGTCGGGCTCGGCGGATTCGGCGGGGAGGAGGCGTAAGCAGTGTGCGGGGACATACTTGTCGTTGTCTAGCCCCAGACTCGATGAGCCGCTACGGATTTCGACAACGGTGTGCTGGCTGGAGACGGGCGTGGAGCCCTGCCAGTACCGCGCGCCCTCACCCTGCTCATGATGCACCACCTCCACCCGCGACCCCACCACCAACCCCGCCGCAAGGTGTCGCTGCATCGCGTATTCGTGGGCGTCGGGGTGGATGTGGGAGAGGGTGAAGCGGTCATCATCTACCCACCCCGCCATCCCCTCGTCGCAGCCGCAGTCGGTGTCGCCATCTTCATATGCGGCATTGCCCGACCCGTCGATGATGTAGCCGGGGAACGATGGATCATCTGCGGGATAGACCACCCACCCCTGCTCCATCTTCTCCCACACCTCCTCCGCCGTGTACGTCTCCGGCTCGGGCTGGGGGGTGGCGGCGGGCGGCGTCACGGTGTAGCCGTGGGCGCGGAGTAGTTCGGCGGTGTTCGCCACGAATGTTGCGTCGTCTTGTTTCATCGGGTGGTCCTCTCGTAGTTCATCCACAGGCATTCGATCTTCTTGCTCTTGGTTTTCTTGCTGCTCGCCTTGTTGTCGATCTCCCTCTCCGCGCACTTCCAGCCAGCCCCCCTGCCCCACTCGTCGTATAGCTCGCTGTGGTAGCCGGAGAGGGCGAACTTGCCCCGGATGCCGGTAAGCGCGTCCATGAGTTCTTCGTGCTGTTCGCGGGTCATCTCGTGGGCGTAGTCGCTGGTCGTCACCCGCGTTTCGTGCAGGTACGGCGGGTCGAGATAAAACATCGTGTTCGGCCCGTCCTGCTGGCGGATCACTTCGACGGCCGGGCGGTTCAGGATTGCCACCCGCTTGAGCCGGGCGTGAACTTCGGGCAGCCCGTCGATCGCGGTGAGCCACGACGACACCTGCTCATTCATGCCGCGCCGCGTGCGGTTGCGGCTGAGCGTGGCGAAGTCTTTCATCAGCCCTTGGCGGGACTGGCGGGCGCGGATGAAGAAGTTAGCCGCATTGTGAACAGGCCCCATATCGTGTTCGGTGGCGGCCAGCGTGAACTCGTGTTCAGAAAACGGGACCGACTCGACTGTTCGGACGAGCCCTTGAAACAAGGCGTCAGATTGCAGAACCGTCCAAAACTCTGTTAGGCGGCGGTTCAAGTCGTTTACCACCTCGCTCACGCCCTCGGGGTCTTTCCGCAGCAACACCGACAGGCCCCCGGCGAACGGCTCGACGTAGTGCGTGTGCGCTGGGAAGTGGCTGATGATCCAGTCGGCGAGGTAGTGCTTGCCGCCGTGCCACTTGATCGGCTGGGTGAGTGTTGCCATCGTCTGCTCCTGGTCTGCGGCCGCGCCGCGTGTGTGTCATCTCGTCCGCCACGCCTCATCACGATCCGCGATGTAGTCGTCGGCCTCGTCCGCGCCCTCCACCGCCTTCGCGTCCAACCGCTCCCGAACGTCGGCGGGCATGGTCTCGATCAGCGAGTCGCCGTACTGTTCCCACAGATACTTCACCGCCTCATCCCAGCCCCCCAGCGATTCGGACAGGTCTTGCAGGCCGTCGCTGATGGTCTGCTTGTCCAGGTCGGCGGGGGTGGGCTGCTTGCGGAGCGGGCTTGACGCGAGCGGGGTGGGGAACAGCTCGTCCAGCATGCGCTTCATCGGGGAGGGTTCGTGCATCACTCGCCCCCTTCGGCTGCGGCGAGGGCGGCGCGGGCTCGGTTGGCAATCAGGTCCAAAGCGGCCATCAGCGCGTCGCGGTCGTCGAATCCACCGGCATAGGCGAGGCCGTGGGCGTCGGTGACCATCTTGGCGACCTCGCACAAGCCCCCCACCATCGCATCCGCCTGCAACGCAATCTCCGCACACGCATGGCGGGCGTCGCGGTGGCCGACGGCGTAGGTGTCCAAGGGCGTGGCGACGTTGTGCGCCGCTTGCACGTTCATCATCCGGGCGTGGAAGCTACTCATCCCGCACCCCCTTCCGCGACTCGGCGAGCATGGCGTCGGCGATGGCGTAGGCGTCAGCGGCGAGCGCAACGCGGTTGTCGGTTCGCCCGCCGTATGTAGCGTTCGATGCCAACAATCCTGCCATCGCCTGCACCGCGAACCAGTCGCGGAGGGACATGCCGTCTTGGGGGTATTCGTAAAGTTCGTCTTGGAGCAACATCCCGGTTCTCGGGAACGCTGCCCCGCCGTCATTCACTTCACTCGCCATCGTCGGTCTCCTTGGGTTGGGGGTGGGCGGCGTTGAAGGCCGCGAGGTTTTCGGTGGCTTTCTTGAGGCGGTCTTGCGCCTGGTGAATCCTGGACGTTGAGTGGTCGATGTCGTCCTGCATCCGCTTGCGTATCGCCTCGATGGCTTCGGCGTAGGTTTCGTGGTATTGGTGGCCGTCAGTGATGCGCAGCTCTCGCACCGGCCTGTGGGCTGTGGGCCACACCGACTTGTCGGTGCAGCGGTCAATCTCGACTTCCACCGGCAGGTCGTTCCATGAGTCGGTCTTCCACATCTTCATCCCGCACCCCCCACCGCCAGCCAGCCAGCCCCCGCACCGAGCGCGAGCCACGCGGCGTAGAACAGGGCGTTCACGATGAGCTTGCCGAGCCAGCCGCGCGGCCACGGCTCGCCGATGTCGATCGGGCGGGCGTAGTTGTCGCGGACGTGGGCCGCGTCGATGTCATCCACGCCGGGGGCTGCTGGGGGAAACACCCGGTCCCAAACGTCAACGCCGTCCGCAGCGTCGCGCGCATCCTCCGCCGCAAGGTCACGCTCGATGCGGGCCAGGTCGTCCGCCCACTGCGGGCTCGGCTCGTCGGGGTGGGGGTAGTGCTTGACGCTAACCATCCTGCACCTCCCCGCCGAACTGGATCGCGGTGATCGGGCCGAGGACGGAGTGGATGCGGAGGTGTCGGGGGTCGCTAGCAGAGAGGAACAGCCGCCGCGCTTTAGGGCTAATAGCGAGGACGTTGCCGCCCCCGTCTCTAGACACGATGAGGCCCGCGCTGCTCTCCACCGCCACAAACGGCGGCACATCCGCCAGCGTCTCGTACTTCGGCGGCTCGGGCTCGGGCGGTTGCGGGGTGAACTTGCCGATGATGGTTGGGGGGTAGGTCATGGTCATCTCCTGCGGCTGGGCCGCGTTGGGGGAATCCACCCGCCCGCGTTTCGGCGGGCGAGGGGAGAAGGAGGTGGGTTAGGACTTAAGAATCTCGGCGAGGCGTCCCACAGGGATGTCCCCGCCCTGCGTGTTGACTGCCTGCTCGACGCGCTTCAGATTGCCCCTCTTGGTCAGCTCGGAGATCGTCCGCAGGGTGACGGCGTTGGCGATGGCCCGGTTCGTCTCGTACTCTGACAACCCGTCCTCCCGGCTGATCGCGGCGATCTGGCGACGTGCGTACCGGCGAGCCCCCCTGCGAACCCGTCGCATCCCGGCTTCGGCAATCGAAGTCACTTCGTCCCTGCGCATCCGACGCACGCCGACGCCTCGTTCAAGGTCCAAGTTCTCGCCCAGCGCCTCCGCCGCGTCTTCAACGGCCTTACGGAACGTGCCCCACAGCGAGCCGTGTACCGTCTGGCCCATGTGCTGACTCACTGCCTCGTAGGGGAGCGTGCCGGGGTCCGCCTTGCCCTCGAAGTGGGCGCGAATGAATGCGGCCATGACCTGCCTGCTGCTGCTGATCTGGAATTGGTTGCTCATGTGATGTCTCCGTGGTTGTTTCCGGGTCCAATGCCCCGGCTCGCGGTTAGGCGGGCCGGGGTGCGATGTGTTGCGCTGCGGCGCGGGGCGTCGCGACGCGGAGCGACGCGCTGCGGAGCGCGGTCAATCATTCGGTTTCCCACCGCACGCCCTCGACGCTAAACCGCCCGTAGTAGCCGCCGTTCTCGGGGCGGAACCGGCCAATGCCGATGACCGAACCGGCGGCGATCAGGACGCGCTCAAACACCTCGGGCGTGATTTTGTCGTCGATAATCGTGAACTCGACATCGCCATCCCACTCGTCGATCCGGGGCATCTTGCGCTTGACGCGCGTCCCGCCCCCACGCTTGCCGTCCGAGTTGAGGAACAGCACGTCGCCGGGCACCTCGTCCTTGTGGACGCCGACCGGCAGCGGGGTGCCCACGATGACGCCAGAGCGGAAGTGCTTGGTGTAGGTGGACCGCCCGCCCCCGGTAATCCGAATGTTCAGGTACTTAGCTGCCTCCGCGAGCGCGTTCTTGAACGACATCGGGGGGATGAACACGTCGCCGTCCTTGTTGAAGTGCATACGCTCGCGCCAAGTGCGCATCTCGTATTCGTCCTTCGACTCGTTGGGCTGTGCGGGAGACTCGTGGTAACGGCTCTGGCTGTAGGGCGTGATCGAGCGGAGTGTGGCGATTGCGGTTGGCATGATCTGATCCTCAATGAGTGGCGATGTGCCCGGAACGCTCCGGGCGAATCCCCCTACCGCCCGCTAGGGCGACAGGGGTTCGTTGCGATGTGTTGCGTAGAGATGCGTAGCGCTGCGTCGAGCCGCGCCGCGGAGTGTGAAAGCCCCTGCCGCCCGTTGGGGCGGTAGGGGTGCGATGTGTTGCGGTGCGGAGCGCTGCGGCGCGGCGCGGAGCGTAGCGGCGCGGCGCGCTGCGCGGAATGCGAAAGCCCCGGCGCAGCGTCTCCCAATGCTGCGCCGGGGCGGGTCGAGTTGTTGATGATGGGAGACATCGGGCGGTTCTCGCTGGTGATGGACACACTATATACCACTTCGTCCATCGAGACAACCCAGCATGAGACAAAATGGACGCAAAAAATGGCCCAGCAATCACAAGATGCTGGGCCGCATGGACTTACGGGCGAAAAAATAGTTTTACACGCTGGACATATCGTCCAATCAGCAACGATCAGCTTGACATAGTGGACATTTGTGGGAAACTGTGTGCGTGCCCAGCATCCCCGAGAAGCTCGATGTAATCGCGCAAGCGCACGGCGTCACCAGTGACGACGCCATCGCTGAGCTGGTTGGCGTGCGCGGGCGGCAGTCGATTTACAACTGGCGCACGGGCGGCAACGTCGCCAAGATCAACCTCGATCGCATCGACCGCGAGTACCGCAAAGCACTGGAAATGCAGCGTGAAGCGCGTCGATCAGACGACGACTACAGGCGCAGAGCGATCGCCGCGCTCAACCTCTTGGAAGGTGATGAGCTGGTTCGGTTCGCGCGTGAGTTGGTGACGGCAGCCGCCGCGCAGGAGTTCATTCCGCCAGGCGAAGCGGTGGCTGCGGCTGCGGATAGCGCCGTTCTAGCTCGTCAGCGAAGTCGCGGCAGTAGTCAGAAGTCTGGCGCATAAGCACCGCCTCTATACGCAGGACCGCCCTGACTTTCGCCTGATCTTCCGGCGACAGCATCTTGATATCCGCCTGCAATCTGTTCACGATGATCCCCTGATTCGATATGATATGTAGCTACTATAGGGTATTCCCAGCAGTGGTTCAATGGGAATTATACACCGAACAAGCCCCGTACACAAGCAGAATAAACAGACCTTCCGCCCACGCGAAGGCGACCGCTTCCCGGACAGGCATCTGCGAGTGTTTGTATTCCCTGAACCGAGAGAGCAGGCGGGGGAACGCGCGTTGCTGGCTTCGCTGCGAACCTCTGCCGGAGGGTACAAGTGAAATCGCAATGGGTCAACGCTGCTTGGGGAAAGACCCTATCGACAGGGGCCGTCATCCGTGATAGTGGCAAGCAGCTCGGTCGGGTCGATCCTGCCGTCTGCGATCGCAGCGTCTACCAGGGCGAGCGCGAGGGTGATCGCGGTGGAGCGGGTGATGATCTTGTGACCGCCGCTCCTGCACTTCGACGGGAAGCCGTCTGGCTTGTCCGCTGCGTTGAGGGCGTCGCGGATGCGGTCTGCGAACGGGATCGCGCGCAGGTGGATCGAGACGGGGCGTGATGGGGTTCGGAGTGGGTGTTGCATAAGCCGCCGCGAGCCGGGTAGGGCGCGGGGCGGGGTGGGCGAGCTAGTCGGGGATCGCGTCGCCGTCGTACAACGGCACGGCTCCGAGCCAGTCCACGCAGCGGCGGCGCTCGGCAGCGGTAGCAAGGCGCACGCCCTTGGTAGACCAGACGGGGCCGCGATTACCCTCGCTGTCGATGGTCTGCTGGTCGTTGACTTGCAGCCCGTATTTGAGGATGCTGTTCCGCTGGTAGGGGTCGCAGTGGTAGACCCTCCAGGTGTTGGCCGGTCCATCGTCGGTGCTGGTCCGGTAGCAGTTGATAGCGATGTAGGCAGGCATGGCAGTCTCCATTGTGTGCGGGGCTACGCGCCCCATCGTTTCAATCCCACGCCCCGCCGTCAAGCGGGGCGGGAGTCTACTCCCCGGTGGCCTTGGCGATGGCGGCGCGGGCCGCGTCGATTTTGACTTGGACCGACTCGGCCTTATCCGGGTAATCCACCTGAAAGACTATGGCGAATTGGACCATAGACTGCAGCGCCGCCAACAGATCCGGCGCGGCGGCGATTGCATCCGCGTCCGCGCGGCTGGTCCGCACGGTAGCGACCGTCTCGCCGGTGGCCTCGTCAATGACGCTGTATTGCTCGACGTAATCGGGCACGGCGTCTCTCGCAACATACCAGGTCGTTTCCGTTTCCATCGTCTAATCCTTATCCCGGCGTCCGGCCGGTGCGGGTGCCCGTTGTGGGCAATGCGGGGCGCGGCGGGTAGGCCGCGCCCGGCGGGGTTAGTCCGGAAGGGCTCCGCTGGGGACGGTGAGACTGTGCAGCTCCGCAATGAAAATCAGGCCCGACTGGGAGTCGTGCGCAATCACGCCGGTGTCCGGATGCGTTCTCATAAACTCGTTGGCTTCGTCATCGTCTCTTGCGATGTGCGCGACACGGAACACCTTGTTCATGCTCTTGCAATAAACGTGGATATGGTTGGACAATCTCATTGGTCGGCCCTCGATAGGTTGCGGACCCCGCGACGCTCGCGGGGAAATCCCCGCCCGCCCCGGTAGGGGCGGGGGGAGTAGGGTTACTGTGTTTGCACGCTGCCGGGGATGGAGTCGGCGGGGCCGTGCCAAGCCCCGTTAGACCAGCGGAACCCCGCCGCTTTCAGGTCGTCAATCACGGGCCGCGCGGGCTTGCTGGCAAATGCGACCATGACGGACGCGCCGCGTGGTATCACACAGACGCCGCCCGCGTCCTCTGCCCGCTTGGCGAGCGCCGCGAGATACTCCACCTTTTTGATGCGGTCCCGGTCGGCCTTGATGTTTTTAGAGAGATTCGCCAGGACGTAGGGCGGGAACTGCCCCTTGTTGCGGAGCTGGTACGGGGCAGTCTGGCGCATGATCGCCAGGTCGGCGCGCTGCGCATCATCCAGAAGCGATTCGTCCGGCGACCCCTTGCGGCACGATGCGTTATATCGCTTTACGCGGTCGCGCTCTGCCTCTCGGCCAGCGATGCGGGCCTCTAGCGCGGGGATCGCGTCGGGGTCATCGGTGAAGATGGTGTTGGCTAGTTGGGCCTCTATGCCGTCCGCCTTGGCCTCGTGGTCCTGTGCCTTGCCGGCATGTTCCAGGGCCTTGAAGGCGAGCCGGTGAGACCTGGCAATAGCGCCCCGGTGCCGGGCCTCGCTGTGGTGCCCGGCCTTGATCGGTTCGCCGCCGACCGGCAGGGGTACGGCGTGGTGCGCATCCCACGCGGCCGCCTCTTTCTGCTTGCGCGATTCGGCCCATTCTCGCCGCTTCGCAGCCCTTGCCTCGGCTCGCTCTCGTCTGGTACGATGTTCGGACATTGTGATATCCCTTTACGCTGCCCCCCCGGCCAACCCACAAGCGGGCCGGGGGGCGGTTTTGTGGACCCCCGCACGTTGCGGGGGGAATCGCCGGGCAGGCCGGTAGGTCTGCGCGGCGGGCGGGCTAGTCGTCGTAGCTGGGGGCGGGTCGCACGTCGTCGGCATGCAGCCCCACGCCGACACACGCAGACCATGCGGCAAGGCCAGCCGACCACCACGGCGCGGTATCAGAGACGGGGCGCACCAGCCACCAGCGGATCGGCGACGTGGGCGGCAGGTTGTCGGCAGGTATGCAATAAATCACTTTCCCGGCTGGCACCGTGTGCGCGTGTCCGGGGTTGCCGTGTCGGGTTTCCGCTTGGGTCACGAGGGCGATCATCGGTTAGTCCCTTGCGTTAGTGGCGAGCCCGCCCGTACTTGGGCGGGGAATCGCAGCGCCGCCGGTTGGGGCGGGGCTGCGTGGGGTTAGGCGTGGTAGCTGTTGGCGCAGTCCTCGCCGCATAGCGATTGATGGCGATCCTCTGGCAGGAAATCGCAGCCGCACCAGGCACACTCGCGGGCGTAGTCCCGCCATGCATCCGGGCAGCCCCGCTCGTGACATAAGATGCCATTGATCCGCGATGGGCTGCATCCGTCGCAGCCGCATTCCGTTAGTGCAACGTCGTCACCGTTGGCGTATTCCGTTCGCATCGTCTATCCCTTTACTGATAGTGGTTCGATCCTGCCCACGTTGGGCAATACACGCGCGGCCTGTTAGGGCGGCGCGGGCGGGTTAGTGCTTAGGGGTAGGGCTGCGCTGGTGCTGCTCCACAAACGACTTGAGCGCTCGCACGGACTGCGCGAGCCCGCAAAGGTCCGAGCCGCAATCCTTGGCTACCGACAGCAGGGGATCATGCCCGGCGCGGTTGGTGTAGTGGTGCGTCGTGGTCGCGTCTCGCGCCGTCCGGCACACTCGCACGCTGTCTTGCTGGATATACGCCAGCGCCCGCTCGGCGTCGTAGATAGCGTTGCGCAGCTGCCGGGTCTGTTTCTTCGTCAAGGCCGCCATGGTTAATTCCTTTGTGTGAGCTGGACAATCTAACGGGTTGGCGTACAGCACGTCAACCGCACACACAGACTATCGTCCATCCGTCACCGTGTCAACCCCCAATTCCAAAGAAAATTGCAGATTGGTCAAAATATTTTATTCCCTTGGCCCACAAGGGGTTAGGACAATGAGAATCCATTCTCACCGAATTTTTTGGAGTCGGCCGGAGATAGGTAGTAGTGTCCTCTCTCAACAAGAGGGGTAGCGCAACGTCCAGCGAGACTAGACCAAACGAGACTAGAGGGCATGACGCGCAGTGGCAACAGCCCACTACCGCCACCACGAGAGATCAGGCATTAGACCGTTGAGGGCTGCACCAGTAGTCGTGGGTGAGGGGATGATGGCAATGGGAGATGAGGGGGTGTGCAGGGCGGAGAGACAACCCCCACGCCCCCCACACACGCATTCCCCCCCGCTTGAGGAGCAGGAGACACACGCAGCCCCGCGTCCATCCGCAGGCGAGCCACACCAGGCCACACCATCCGCCATCGCGCGTCACCATCCGCTGCAGCTGCGCGGGGTAGGGGTGGAGGGGGGGTCGGCGGGGTGGGCTGATGGGAGTGATAGCCCTCTCTCAAAAGTCCCCAATTCCCCCACTTCCCACTAAGGGTAACCCCCAATTGACAACTGCGTCCATTTCGCTACCCCCTGCTACACTGGTCTCTTCGTCTCCCGGAAAGACATGGATGCTTGGCGACTGAACAGCAGATTGAACCGTGCGTCCTGACGGCTCTCCCGGAGGTTCTTCAGGAGGGGTATCAGGACGAGGATGGCAGGCGGTACACTTGGCGGCAGTTTTGGGACTCCTTGGGTTCCGAGGACCGGGACGACGCCTTGCAGGAGATGCGGGTTGCTGCGTGGAATGGGTTGCAGACCCACGACCCGGCGATCAAGGACAACTCCCCTCTGACGCGCGGCATTGCGACTGCCAAGACCCGGCTCCGTAACTGGCTGCGTGGAGAGCGTCGTCGTCGGGTGCGGGATGCGGCGGTGTACGAACAGGCCTGCGAGGAGTTCGATCCTGAGGCGGTCGTGGAGGAGGAACCTCGCTACGCGCCGCCGGACGGCTTGGCCCAGCTTGCTGCGGGCGCGGCCCGCCACCTGCCCCCCAAGATGGCTGCGGTGATCCAGCTCCGGTATGGGCTGAACGGTTCCCCCGCGATGACCCACTCCGAGGTGGCCGCCGAGTTAGGCATGGCCCCTTCCTGGGCGTGGGACTTGGAGCGGAAGGCGTTGGATCGGCTGCGAGCCGAACTGCAAGTAGACAAGATTCTTAGCGAAAGAGAGAGTGACTGATGGGATGTGATGAATCCTCGCGGGACGTATTGATTTCAAGCCCCTATATGTTTGAGGCGCTCAGGAAGGCGAGTGAGCCCCAGCCCCCCAAGCTCACCGGCTCCAAGCCGCACGACGACGAGCGGATGAAGGTGCTGTGGGAGGCGCTGCGGGAGGTCCGGGATGCGACCGAGTATCGAGTGTCCATGCCGTCGCTCGACAACGACTGGTCCCTGCCTGACGGGAAGAGAGCGAGATTGCGATATGCCGAGAGTTCCGCCAAGCGACACGACCGGCTGCGCCGCGAGTGGAAAGTCCTCGTAGACCACTACGATCGGTTGCGGGCGGCGACTAACGTCTCCGACAAGCTCGCCGCCATCGACCGCCTCGACCCCCTGCTCATCCGCAAGAAGCGTGAGGAGGACGAAGCCGAGGCGGCGGAGGACCGTGAGATTCGCATCGGCGTCCTGACTGACGACATCAAGCGAGCTAAGGCCGAGATTGCCCGGCTGGAAAGCGAGGGGGCAGATGACGATTCGTAATGGTGGGACGGTGGCGTGGTACGGCTGTCTCTACGCCCCATCGCCAGATAACTGGCAGCAGATTGAGTTATCGCCGACCGGTGCATGGAGCGGCACCGTCATCGACGCCGACCCCAACGCCACGATGGTTTCCGTGCAGGTGGATGGCGAACCGTTCTTCCGACGCATCCCCGCGTGGATGCTCCAACCGATTGACTGAGAGACACATGACGACCAAGAAGAAGGCCACGAAACGAACCGAGCCCGATGTCGTATCCGCCGATCCGCCTACGCCGATCGACCCCGAACCGGCTCCGGCTCCGCCCGAGAAGAAGCAGCGGTTCAGCAACCGCGACAAGTTTGGCAGGCCCCTGACGACGGGCGTGGAGATCGTCTACATCCGCGAGAAGTCCAGCCGCGCCGAGCGGGGGACAGTCGTGGACGCGACCTCGAAGCAGGGGTTCGTGTCGATCCAGCTCGAACAGGCGGTGCCTGGCGTGGAATACGAGGACAAAGACCTCTCCGGCCGCCCGGCCCCGTTCATGGTCGCCACCGGCCTGCTGCATAGGCCTCGATAGCATTTCAATCCAGAGAGAACACAATGACCATCGACGACATCGCGCTGATCTGCCACGAACTCAATCGAGCATACTGCCTGGCCCTCGGCGACCGCAGCCAGCCCGCATGGAAAGACGCGCCAGATTGGCAGCGCGAGAGCGCGGTCAGCGGCGTTGAGTTTCACAGGGCGAATCCCGACGCCGACGACGCCGCCAGCCACAACAACTGGCTACAGGACAAGGCCGCTGACGGCTGGACGTATGGCCCCATGAAAGACGCGGCGAAGAAGGAGCATCACTGCATGGTCCCGTTCGAGAGATTGCCGCTTGACCAGCAGATCAAGGACAAGCTGTTCCGGCAGACCGTCCATGCCGTCCTGCCTCTCCTCGAAGAGTAGCATTTCAAGCCCCCGCCTGTATCGCGGTACGCCGTAACCCTTGCAAGGAGCGGCGGGGAGCAGACTTTGCCCGGTAGGCCACCGGGAACCGCCTCTAAGTGGACGGGACGCCGCCATTTGGAGTTGCTTCTCCGCCCCGTAGCTTATGCAACGGTCAGGAGTGGGCCTCGCCCCTACCGGGGCGACAAGCCCTTTGGAGAACACGATGACGATGAACTGGAAAGCTATCGGTATTTGGGCGGTCGCCATCGGTGCCGTCGTCGGACTCTGCTTCGCTGGAGGGTGCCGCCTTGACGAGATCATCACGGTGGATGTTCCGCCCGAGGTGCAGGAGTCTACTGGCGTCGGCCCGAAGGTGACTCTGCGTGATGCCCCGCAGGTGCGCGAGAAGCACATCTTCAACTTCACGCAGGGCCTCGATCGCTTTGACGAGAACTACGCCGACTCCTCCCTGCTGTACGAGATCGCCAGCTCGGCCCTCAACTCCGGCGCGCAGATCGCGGTCCCCGCTCTCGGCGAGGTGCCCGGCGGTGCGATCCTGGTCGGCCTGCTCGGCGGGCTCGGCGGCCTGTTCCTCAAGCGCCCCGGCGAAGGCAAGGCCATCAAGTCGGCTGAGGACGCCGGATACGACATGGGCCGCGCCGAGACGCTGAATAGTCTACGGGAGGCCACGAATGGAAATCCAACTGCATGACATCGCCGACCCCCTCGCCATCGCGGTAGCGACCGGCAGCACGGGCATCGTGTCGCAGGTGATGGCCTATCAGATGGCCGTGCGGACTGAGGAATACCCACCGCGCGACTTAGCCGAGGCCATGTATATCGCCTCCACGGTTGGCGAGATGATTCAGAAGATGGTCCCGGTCGAGTTCATCGGAGTTCCTGATGGCAGCCAAGAAGCCCACGCCGAAGAAGAAGACGACTAGGCGTAAGCCGCAGAAGGCGAGCGGCTGCCAGTTCGGGAAGTGGAAGATACCGAAGGACGCGCGGGTGTGCGACGGCGGGACGGTGGATGGCGGCAACTACGGCCGCGTCCCGTTCCCCGACTACGACCCCGAAGACGGGGATTGGGATAGGCGATGACCCGTGAATGGCGCACCGACCCCACCACCGGCGACCGCTTCCTCGCCCTGAACAGCCAGCAGAAGTTCAAGAACGCGACGTGGCGGCGGAGGGAGCCGACGGGGTGGGATGACGTTCAGACCAGCAACTCCCTGATGACGCTGTGGAAGGGCATCCGCGAAGCCCATGAGGGCAAGCGTCCGGCGTTTGGTGACGCGGCGGCAGCCCGCATCGCCCTGGGCCTGAAACGAACCATCGAAGAATCGACTAACCGGCGCGCCCGGTTCTACGCGGCGGCCATTGTGTTTGCCATCTGCTATGAGCAATACGACATCACCTTTGGACTCCGGCGAGCCCGTCGAGCGAAGTGAAGGCCGATGGCCAATCAGCCGCAGACTGCGTGAGAAGGCGATCAGCGTGGTCGAGGAGTCGCTTGACCACGACGACAAGAGGTTGGCCGCGAGCGCCGCGAAGCTGCTCGGCGACTTCGACTCATTGAATATCCGTGACGAAGCGGAGGTTGACAAGCGCAAGCGTCTCGACGCAGGCCTGCCGACCGAGCGGCTGGACGCGGGGACGCTGGGTGACGCGGCCCAAAAGATTGCGGACGAGCTGGCGAGACTCACCGGAGGCGGCGTTGCAAGGAAGCAAGTCGAAAACGAAATCGACAACCATCTACGCCTTGACGGACCCGAGGACGGGTAGGGTTCGGTATGTGGGGAAGACGGCCTATAAGGCCCAGTACCGATACCAGCAGCATCTCCACAAGATCGAGTCTCAGCCGCGCACCCGCCGCCGCAACTGGCTCCTGCACTTGGAACGCCTTGGGCTCCAGCCGGGCCTCTCGATCCTGATGATCGTGCCTCCTTCGGGCGATTGGCAGCAGTGGGAGCGGTTCTGGATTGCATGGTTCCGTGAACTAGAAGACCTCACCAACATCAGTGATGGCGGCGAGGGCGCGGCCGGGCCGAGGGTGGCTCGGGTCCGATTGAAGTGTGCCCGATGCGGCAAGTCCATCGTGCGACTCCCATCTCAAAAGCGGCTTGAGCACACCTATTGCACCCACCAGTGTTCTCGCGCCGCGCAGCAGGCGGCCGGGCGTGCTGGCGGGCCGCCCAAGGCAAAAATCATATCTCGCCCGTGTTGCCAGTGCGGCGCTCCGGTGAATCGCAAGAAGTCTGAGTTTAGATCGCCCACGTGGTTCTGCTCGAAGCAGTGCATGTCGGCAGCGGGCGGGCCACATGGCATACGAAAACGACGGCAAGCCGAGCGCGACCAGCCCCGAAGCGATCGAGGGCAAGCGACTCCAAGACGAAGCGAGGGCGATGCTGGCGCAGATGGGCGAGGCGATGAACGCCATCGCCGAAGCGGCTCGGAAAGCCGACTCCCCCGAGCAGCTACGGGCCGTCGAGGGCCTGATGAAGCGGGCCAAGGCGGAGATGGCGGATCGCAAGATCGAGCAGAACCTCGCCACGCTAAGCCCGCTACAGCTTGAAGCCGTCGGCGCGTGGGAGCTGGGGCAGTACCGGACGATCGGCTGTTGCGGCTCGAATCGGAGCGGAAAGTCTTTCGTGGGCGGCACCGCCTACTGCAAGTACCTCCGCGACGATGCGCCCGACCATAGCGAACACCTGATTGTCACGACCGACCAGCGTCTGAGCGCCAAGAACCAGCAGAAGATGCTGTGGGAGAACCTGCCCCGCCACCTCTTTGACACCGAATGGACCGGCCCCAAAAACGGCTTCGGCTCTCGCAACCCGGTTGTCATCCTGGATCACGGCGGGCGAAACATCGTCCTGCACATCATGACCCAATCCGAGTTCGAGGCGAACTTTCACGCATTCGAGGGGTTGACGATTGAGACGGCGTGGGTGGACGAGTCGATCAGCGAGGAATTGTATTCGGCGATCAAGACACGGCTCACGCTAAGCAACGACGGGCGCGTTTTGATTAGCGCGATCCCTGGAATGGCGTGGGTTTATGACGCGGTGTACCGGGCCAAGCCCGAGGACAAGGTGTGGCACAAGCTCTTTGAGCCGTTCACCAACCCATTGATGACCGCCGAAAAGCTCGCCGCCCTCGAACGAGCCGTCCCCCCCCACGAGCGAGACGTTCGCTTGAAGGGCGTCCCCGCAATGGCCGGTGCCCTCGTGTATGTCGAGTTCCGGGACGACATCCACGTCATTGAGCCTAGCGAGATTCCAGATGACCTCACATGGTACGCGGGCCTCGACGTGGGCATGGACCACCCGACCGTATGGCTCTTAGTGGGCGTTGACCGGGACGGCAGGTACTACGTCACGCAGGAGTACGTCTCCCGCAACACGCCCGTTGAAGACGACGTGGCGAACATCAAGGGCACCCTCGGCCGCAAGACCCTCCGCTCCCCCACCTACATCGACCCCGCCGCGTTCCAGGTCACGAAGGCCAACCAAGTCTCCGTCGCCCAGCAGTACCGCAACCACGGCCTGCCCACGATGCGGAGCCGCCAGACCAGTCAGGTCGGCGAGACGGCGCAGGTCCACCAGATCAAGGAATTGCTCGCTCACGAGGAGCTGTTCGTCTCGACCAACTGCCCCCAGTTGATCCGCGAGTTCCACGTCTGGAAATACAAGCGCGACCGGCAGAACAAGGCCATGTCGAAAGACGCCTTCGAGGACAAGAACAACGACGCCCTCGACGCCCTCCGCTACTGCCTGACGATGCGGCCCATGTACGGCCGCGAACCCCGCAAGGTGACTGTTCTCAATGTCTAGCATCCTCATCGCCTATCTCGCTGGCTGCGTCTGCACGCTGGCTGGCGTCGCCCTTGGCTGCCACATCACGCAGTCCTCCCGATCGGGCAAGCCCATCGTCCCCAATCTGCGGCGACCCACGCAAGAGCCCCTTCCCCGGCCCGTGCGATCCAACGTAGGGAATCTCTAATTGTTTGGCCTTGGTGCATCCGAAAAATCCGCTGACGATCCAGTCGTAACGCTCCGCGCGGAGATCGACCGCAAGATCAAAGACGCGCAGATTGAGCGCGGCAAGTTCGAGCAGGTCATCGACAACAACCGCAAGCTGGTCGCGGGCCTGCACGACGAGGTGTTTGGCTCCAACGCCGACCGCCGCAGCTTCTCGGTGAACCGCATCCAGAACGCGGTCATCACGCAGACGGCCGTCCAGACCGAATCGCCGCCCCGTCCCGTCTTCCGTGGCCGAGAGACGAACGAGCCCCCCGAAATCTTCCTCCGCCCGGAGTCGGCCTACAAGGTCGAGTCGCTGGGCGAGGGCCACGGCCTGACCGACGGGCAGTTGCAGGGCGTTGAAGTCCTGCCCGAGCCGCTGTTCGAGTTCCTGTCTTCGCAGACGGTTGAACAGGAGCAGCCCAACCCCCGCGCAGGCGAGACGATGCCCGGCGAGGCGGACGCAGAGGGCAACCAGCCCGACGTGCCCGAGCCCGAGACGATCATGGCCCCCGTGCCGGTCTTCACCGACGACGACTTCCTTTTCCTCACCGACGAGTTGTGTGCCGAAGCGCTAACGCAGGAACACGAATCGGAGTGGGAGATCGCAGGCTGCGACGCCGACGTGTCCACATGGATTTACGAGACGAACGTCGTCGGCTGGGCCGACCAGTTGATCCAGTGGGACGCCGAGAAAGACCACTTCTTCTTCACGAAGCTGTACCCGTACCACTGCTGGATTGACCGCTGGGCGACGCGGGTCGGCAACGCCAACTACTTCGTCATCCGGCGGGTGTTGGACGTGGCCGAGGCGAAGAAGGACTACCCCGAATACGCGGACGAGATCGAGAAGAACGCCGGGACGTGGAACGACCTGTACCCCGAGCATGGCTCGCGCGGCGGCAAGTTCGACTCCAACGGCGAACGTGAGACGGTGGACCGCATCACGCTATGGTGCCGCGACTACCCCTACCCGCGCGACGAGGCCGACGCCTTGCAGCGGCAGGAAGTCGAAGCGGCCCCCGCCTCGCCTATCGAGGTGGATGGCATGGTCATCGGCATGGAGCCGCCCGAGCTGCCCTACCTCAACGCGGACGGCGAGCCCACCGCGCCCGGCGACGAGAACTGGCCGACCCGTCCGGGCATCCGCCAGGTGGACATGATCGGCGACATCGTGCTGTACGACGGCGAGACGGAGTTCGCCGACATCCCGGTGTCCCGCAACCTGAACATTCCCGTCGTGGAGTCGCCTTACGGGCAGGGCGAGCCCGAGCGCCTGTACGACCTGCAAGACCTCTACAACCGTCTCTGGTCGATCTACCACGACTACTGCCTCTACTACCGCTCGCCGGAGCAGATGCTTCCGCAGTCGGTTGTCGAAGCGCTCAAGACCGAACTCGAAACCCTGCACTCCAAGGGCGGACGCAAGCTCGGCATCCCTGACGACCTCTGGATCAACTTCCAGGGGCAGATATTGCAACAGGTGCAGGTGCCGCAACTCAGCGACACGTTCTTCCGGCTGATGCAGATGCTCAAGGATGAGATGGACACGATGAGCGGCATCGTGGGCC